GGCATGACCTGCAAGTAGGAATACCTACGGGAGCACCGAGCGGTAAGAACCCCTTGATCAGGGTTCATCCACTCAGGCACGAGGAAGACCTTGTAATCTAAGCAGCGATGAAGAAATGCTAGTGACCGGTACAGGAACAAGTTGTTCCTGGCCGACCAATCTAACACTTGGTTCATAGCTACATAGATTTCCGCGGGTGTGTTCAAGGATTTTACGTAAAAGGGTGTAACATCGTAACCCTCATAGTAATCTCCCCCACATGATTCGCGGAAGGGTCCATCACTGTAGGACTTGTCTTTATTAACAACAAGTCCAGCTCTGGCGAGTAGATCACATATATCGTCGTACTCATTATGAGGAATGATAATATCATCCCCATAAACGCATGTGCGGTCCCAGTCTAAATATAGACTAGGTCCACCACGCGTCGCACGATACCCATATATGAGCCCGCACAACAATAACGTCATTAAGGGAAACGTAAAACCGTTCCCCATAGTTGATATCATGTTGAGCGTTACCCGTCTACCATCTGGTAAGTCCATCTCATTGCTACGAATAGCCATAAGAAGGTCGAACCAGTCAGACGGCATAAGAGCGCGTACAAGGGAAATACTGATCATATCGGACGCGGACTTTAAATCGATGGTAGCAAAACTCCCATCTATAGATCCGCGCTTGGCCATCAACTTATTCTTTGGTTGCTGGTCCCTTATGTTCAATCCCGTATTGCGAAGGGCGCCTTCAAGATATGCACCTGCAGCAAGCTGCAGAACCATATTACCTGAAGGTTCGATCGCAATGGTACGCACAGTGTCCTCGTTTTTCGGAACTGTTGTTAGACGTGAGCCACTGATTACGGATGTTCCCAGACCTGTCATCTCATCATTGAGAAACATGTAGGGATTACAATCGCGTATCATACGAACAAGTGGCACCGACCGAGCCGTGCATGTCATATCTTGAACGAGTTTTTCAGCGGTATGTGAGCCTTTGATGCCATTACTGGCACCCGGACCAAACCGCCAATTCTCGCAAAGATACCTAAGGTCAAGAGGTGTTTGTATAACCTCTGGATATATGGACTTTGTAAAACGCTCAAGAACTATAGTTATATAGTATCTCGCGTTCGACAAAACCCTATCATCGACAGTGATGCTAGTCTTCCCGACAGCATCATTTATA